GTCTGATGCTACTGTTGTTATGCCGTTGATAAAGGATATTTTAGATGTATCAATTAAAAATGATGATCATCTTGTTAAATTAACCGCAATCGTACAACGTTATATTTCAACTAAACAAACAATAACTGGCGCGGATAGTTTATTAAGTGATGAAGAAAAGCAACAATTACTAAGAGTCGCTGAACAAACATTATCAAGTGATTTAGACGAACTAGATGATTTCAAACAAGAAGATCGAATTTTACAACAACGAGCCGAACAAGTAAAAGAGCAAATTAGTAAAGGTCTTAATGAATAATGTACAATTTCATATTGGAGAAGTTGTTGCAAATAATACCACGTATGAATATAGTGTTGAAAAAAACTTTGAAATACGTGTTATAACATATACTGATTTTTACAATCGTCAAGAAATTTTAGCAATACCATATGATAATAACATTAAAAAAATACCTGCAGTAGGTGAACATGTTTTATTAATATGTGGACTATCCCAAGAAAATGTAAAAGACTCTATTTACCCACAATGGTATTATGCATCATCATTTTCTGTTAATTCAGATGTAAATGATAATAAACTATCAGAATATGTAAAATCAGATACTGAAATAACTGGTTCTATCAATTTAACTTCTAAACAAGTATCTTGGTTACAACCGTTTAGTGGCGATTTAATGTTCGAGGGCCGATATGGCCAAAGCCTTAGATTTTCTAGTACAACTAAACAACAATATTCAAATCCACCAAAGTGGACTGGACAAACAGACGGCGATCCTATTATAATTTTATCAAATGGTAGAAAATTTGAAGACAATTACGTAGTCGAAAATATTCATGAAGATGCTAGTTCATTATATTTAACTAGTACTCAAAAAATTCCGATATTGTTAGGAGATAAAAATAACAGGAATCCATTATCTTGTTATGCACCTACAGAATCTTCATATGAACGTTCACAGTTTATCGGTGTAGCAGATAGAATTATATTAAAAGCAAAAACAGATATAGCGGTTATCGATTCGCCGCGCGGCATCGTTTTGAATACTACCGGAGAGGTTAAGATTGGAAATGATGAAGCTAATATTAGTTTAGTGCATGGAGATGTTTTATTAAACATTCTGCAGAAAATATTAAATCAATTATCGCAGCCAATACAATGTGGATCTGCACAAGGTACATTTATTAATAGAACTAATTTATCTACTGCACAAAATGAATTACAGAATCTATTAAATTCTAAATATTTTATAACTAAAGATACATATTAATATGAGTTCTATAACACCTCCTTTAGATTTAATACCAACTTTACCAGGTAAAGCTGCATCTGCTCTTATGGTTCAATTAGATCGACAAGCAGATAATTTAGTTGAACGAGTTAATAAAACCGTGCAAGATTCTATAAAATTACCTAGCAACGTTCAATGTAATGATCCTAGGATACAACAAATTAAAGCACAATTATCTGATGTTCAAAACCAAATTAGTTCAATTCAACAAAATATTCCTAAAATTCAACAAACAATAGATAATATTAAAACTGCAGTTCAAACAGCTCAAGCAATTAAATCTATTATAACTGTAGCACAATTGTCAAATCCAGTAACAGCACCAGTATTTATTGCAACAAATTTGATGGCAATACAAGATGCTTTAATTGTTAATAGTTTAGGTGCACTTCAGTCATTTTCGACATTGCCTTCAACGTTAACATCTAAGTTTCAAACAATTACTCCGGTATTAGCAGAAGCAATAAAAAATGTTAGCGCTGCATGTAATAATGCAGTAGATGATATCTCAATACCAAACATTGAAGGTATTACTGATTACAATGATTTAGTTGATACTGAATTTTATACTGAACAAAATGTTTCAGATTCTGATTTAGATTTAAGATCAGATACTATTCAAACGCTAATCGAACAACAAAAAAATCTAATTACATCATTATTAGAAGCTCCGAGTCAAGTTTATAAACAAACTGGCGTACCTTCGAACAATTTAGGTAAAGCTGGAGACTATTATGTTGATTTAACTACAAATAAAATTTATGGGCCTAAAACAGATATCTGGCCATCAGCCGTAAATTAATGTTTAGTATATTTATATATAAAGTATTCATATGGATTCTAAAGCACTTATAAAAGCACTTAAAACCGCCGTACGTGAGGTTATTAAAGAAGAATTAACAGAAATTCTTCGCGAAGGGTTACAATCTACGATCGTAGAAATGAAAAAACCTACTGCTACAGCTGTGAAGCCGCAACGAACTAGTTCGCCGGCGCCTGTAGTACAAAAGAAATCTAAAGTTCAATTTTCTGAAAATAAATGGGCATCTATTCTAAACGAGACGGATGCTTTAGTTGAACAAGGACCGGCTGCAATGAATAGTTTTGCAGATATGATGAATGAAGGAATGGATGAAATACAGATGACATCAGCAAATGCACAAGGATTTGGAATGATGCGTCAAAATATGAAAGAGGCAATGGGATTAGCTCCAACTGCTCCTCGAGTAATGGAAGATCCAGAAACTGGTAAAACATATGAAGTAGCTCCAGAAGTTGCACAAGCAATGACTCGAGACTATTCTGCATTAATGCAAGCAATGAATAAAAAGAAAGTTAGCTAATGCCATATCAGATTGTAAATAATGTAACAAATGAAGCATTAAATACTGCATTAGGTATTAATTTACCTTTTACAGGTCAATTTGGTGTTTTTAATTCTACATATACAACTGAAGCTAGAGCATTAGCAAATTTAAAAAATTTACTTTTAACATATAAAGGTGAACGAATTTTTCAGCCAAATTTTGGTACTGATTTACCTAAGGTATTGTTTGAACCAAATACGCAAGAATTAAAACCAGTTATTTCAGAAATAATTTCAGAAGCTGTTGATTATTGGTTACCTATAATAAACTTAGTTAGTATAGATACAGTGACAGCTGAAGATGATCCTAATATGCCACATGAATTAAAAATTACAATTACATTTTCAGTTCAACCGGTATTAGGAGTTCCATCTGGAAATTCAACAAGTTATGATACGGAAAACAATTTAAGTCAGTTAGTGTTAGCTGTAAATCAAAATCAATTATTGGTATTATAACATGGAAACAAAAAAAGATATATCATATTTAGGAAAAGATTTTAGTCAGTTCAAGCAAGGATTGATTGATTTCACTAAACAATATTTTCCAACATCGTATACTGATTTTACAGATGCAGCACCAGGTGTTATATTTTTAGAATTAGCGGCATATGTAGGAGATGTATTATCATATTATGCAGATAATAATCTCAAAGAATCTATGTTAGAGCAAGCAACCGAACGTGCTAATATCTATGATATTGCAAAAAGTTTAGGTTATAGTCCTAATAACGTTGTTCCTGCATATGTAACAATGGATGTGTTTCAATTAGTTCCTGCAATTGGTACTGGTGCAAATGTTGCCCCAGATTTTAACTATGCATTATCAATTAAACCAGGAATGCGAGTTAAGCAATCAAATGGTTCTGCAGTGTTTAGAACTTTAGATAGTATAGATTTTAATTTTTCATCTTCTATTGATACTACCGATATTACTATATATGAAACAGATTCTGCTACAAATTTACCAACATATTATTTGTTAAAGAAACAAGTACGAGCAGTATCTGGTAATGTAAAAACTTCTACATTTACATTTGGAACTCCGGTTGCATATGATAAAGTTGTTTTACCAGATTCAAATATAATTGAAATAATTTCTGTAACTGAATCAGATGGCGATAATTGGTATGAAGTTCCATATTTAGCACAAGACACTGTTTTTGAATCTGTTCCTAATTTATTAGAAAATGATCCAGATTTATCACAATACCGTTCATCAGCACCAAGTTTATTAAAACTTAGAAAAGCCGCTAAACGTTTTATAACTAGATTAAGAAGTGATAATAAATTAGAATTACAATTTGGTGCAGGCATTTCTGATAATAATGACGAAGAAGTTGTACCGAATCCGGATAATGTAGGAAATGGTTTATCTGGTTTTCGTAGAT